TTTTGAGTTCCGACCAATCGAGCAGGCCAAGTACTTTTGCATTTGCCTGCCAAATGACCGACCAATCGCGGTCGATATATCGGTCGGTTATTTTCATATCTGCGTCGACGTGGTTCAGTGCCTCGTGTACGGTGTATTTGTCGATTTTGAGCGCGGCCGAACGGGCTATCGTTGCCCAGCTGTGCCGGGCGGCATAGAATGTGATATGTTCCGGCAGGGGGCGATCTTCGCCTGTGGCGTCGTTCTGACGTTGGTCGGCGTCGCGGATCGCCCGCAGGGCCGCGTCTATTCGCTTCAAACCTTGATTCAGCGCGCAGTTGAACGTGTTTCCCGTGCTGTAATGCAAATGGAACCGGAACAACCGCTTTCCCATAGGGTCTTTGTATTTCTCGACGAGTGGCGCGATCTGCGGTTCGATGCGGATGTGCATTTCGGCCTCGTCCTCGCGGCGGCTCGCGGTCTTCTGCCGATTGTAGATAATAACGTCGCCGTCGAGCGGCTGCGCCGGACACGACAGCAGGTCGGCTGCGTTCATGCCTGCAAGGCCGAACGATAGGAGGAAACAATCACGGGCAAGATCGCGGCGCGTGAAATCAGAGATCGACCCAGCGCGGCGTGGTTCATCGCCGAGGTTGATTATTTGTTGGAGTATATCGGGGCTGACGGCTCGTTTTTTGACCTTTGGCGGTTGCTTGACCTTGTAGGTTTTGAACGGTGATTGCGGTATGCGGATGACGCCCAATTCTTCGTCGTTAAACTCTTGTTTTGCGAGATTATGGATGTGGCGGACACAGGCAAGATAGGATGATATGGCGCGGCCGCCTTTCTTGGTCTTGTGTAGTTGGCGGATTGCGCCCTTTCTGCTGTGCGTCAGAACGGGTTCGGCCTCGATGAACTGTTCGAAGCCCGTAAGGAATCGGGCATTTATCCGGCTGATGTCAAGTGTTTCCGTGCCGATATACCGCACCAACGCATTTAAGGCGATCTGATACCCGATGCCCGTTCCGGGGCGCATCGTTTCGGCCTTTTTGCGTCCGTAGGCGATAAAATCGAGTTCGAAAGCCATGTTGTTCTGCTCCGTCTGCTTGATGTAGTCGACTACCTGCCGGACGGTCATAACGTCGGCCGCAGCTCCGAGCCGTCCGACGATGGCGCGCCAGTTGTCGATGATTCGTTTCGCCTCGTCGATTATGCTTTGGTCTTTGAGTTTAAGCGCGCGCGTCATTTGGTGTGCGGCGACGTACATATTCGTCGACAGCTTCAATGTCTGCCGTCGATGGGTCACTCGTATCTTTACGTTGTAGGTTCCGTCCTGCCGTTTATTGTCGGCGTAGACAACAGGTTTGAATGTGGTCGGCATGGTGCAGGTTTTTGACAACTATTTGACAACATTT